ATTAAGCATAAATATCTTACCACTATCTTTTTCTAAAAGCTGATATGCGGCTCCAAGCTTAACAACTTTTTTCTTATGTGCAAAAGTTGCTCCACTATTTTGCTCTAAGTAACTTGCTCTAGCCATAATTAAACTCCTTCTAAGTTAATTAAATAGTGAGTCTCTGGAAGACTAACTTCTAAACCAGCTTCAGTCATAATCATATCCTTACGTAAATCTTCATCTGCTGATTGTACGTTAGTCATAATCTGAGTATCACGATTAACACCGTTACCAACTAATGGTCTGTAAGCTACGTGGTCTAAATCAACCATACATAAGAAACCTGAAGCGTGACCTCTAAACAAAGGCTCTTTGACTAAATTCATTTGTCCATGAATTGTATCAACACTTAAGATTCTATGACCGTATGAACCTTGCTTTTCAGAAAGGTTGTAGCGAAGATTTGAAACGTCGTTTACAGTAGTTGAAGTTCCAGCTTGCATTGTGGTGTTTAAGAAAGCATCTGCACCTAACTTATTAAAAAAGGTAATAACAGGTAAACTTGCTAATGCTAACTTTGAATCTCCACCGCCACGAGCTGGGTCATATACAACTTCGAAATCAGATAGAAGTCTGTCATATGTTAACTCAGCCGCACTTGAGCTTCTAAAATAAGGAGCTCCTGAAGAATAAGATAAAACCCCATCATCTACTACTGCTGTACCATTTTTGATAATGTGACCTGCAATACCTTCTGAGTATTGTATTCCACCAACGCTTGCACGTTGACCAAAAAGCATAGCTCTTTCGATGTCTACTTTATGTTCACGTAGTTTAAGATTCCAAATTCTTTGGAACTCATCTTCATAACCACGGTATCTAGTTGCTCTAGCTGTATTAGACATTTCACAAGCTGTTTTAAAGATTTGTGTAAATCCAAAATCATCATCTAACTCTTGTGAGAAAACATCTGGTGCTCCAGAACCTTCTCCAAAAGATGTACCGATAACTTGACAACTTGTTGTGTCTGCTCCTGTTTCTGCTCCATCTATAGCTGATATTGTTTTACCAACAAAGCTAGTATCGCTACCATTATCTACAGGTGCACTTTCGATTCTAACTATAATTGTTTCAGGTGAATTGCTTTCTTCATATCCTACTGCAAAAACCATTCCCTTCATTAACCAATCTACTGATGTTTCACTACCTGAAGATGATTCAACTGTATAAGTAATTGAAGAACCAGATGCTGGTATTGAATGTGAACCGTCTAAAGCAAAACTTCTGTCTGTCATTGCTATTTTAGAACGGTCTTCTAAAAATCGGAATTGTGGGTCATCCGTAGGGACTTTAGCTACCTTTGAAAGATATACGAAGAATGGAGATTCCTCTGGAGCTAAGTCAGCGACACGGTCTGAGAAGTTGAATAGTCTCCGGGAATGATAATCTGTATTAGATGTACCCGGAGTTCCAACATTTACAATTCCTGAATTGTAACTACTCATTTGTTACTCCTTGAGTTTAGTATTGTTTTCTATTAGATTGCCCCATAACTCCAGACCATACACTATCTATTTCATTGGGTTGCTCAGGACTAGCACCTTGTACGACGCCAGCCGTAGGTGCAATTTTCTGAGTCCTTTGAACAGCTTCTAAGTTAGGAGAAACTTTTTCTTCTCCTCCCTTATACTTTCTATATACATCAACTAACATTTCGATAGGAAGTTCATCCCTAGGATTTGTTGCGAATTGTATAAAGTCATCAGCCATCGCAGGGTCTTCAAACCCGTACTTAGTGGTAAGGTCTTGTTTCAAGTTATTAAGAGCCATCTGTTTTTGTAATCCTGAGAACTGTTCTTGAACAGCATTATTCACAAGATTCTTTTCTTGGCTTACCCTCATTTCATATGAAGGTGAACCGGGTTTGTAGTAAGCTTCCCATGGGTCAAAAGCATCTTCACTAAGTTGCTCTTGTTTAGGTTGCTCTTCTACTGTTTTGCTTCCACTTAAAGTGTTTCTCATAGCCTCAACAACATCTGGTCTTTGTTCTAAGACCTGACCTAATTGTTGATACTTGCGAAGTTCCTCGACTTCATTATTAAGCTTTTCATACTCTGCTGTTTTCTTGTCATACATTGACTGAAACTTCTTAGCATCATCAATAGGCTGTTCATATCCCTGCTCTGCAGGTTGACCTCCTACTTGTTCCGGCTCAACAACTTGTTCTAAAACTTGACCTTCCACACCTTCTATTGTGTTAGCGTCTCCGTTCATAGCGTCTTCCATTTTATTCCTCGATTTCTTTTATTATTAGCATCACCTTTTGCAGATGTCCATAAAAGCAGAACCGTGGAAATGTCCCCACTACTTCTGTTTTCAATTTCTTACAGCTCCTTCTTCTGTATCAACTATTCTTTTTAGATTATCAACCTGTACTTTAGTTTTAAACTTAGTATCATTTTGAATCTCATTAAGCCTGCTTTTGAACTTCTCAGTTTCCGTCCTCTTCCTTGAGCTTACTGCTTCACGCTCTGCGGTTTGAAGGTCTCCACTAAGTTTCTTAACTTGAGCTTCTAATTGTTGTACATAAGATTGCAACTGAGACATTTGTCCCTTTCGCTGTAAGACACCTTGTTTGTCAAAGATTTCAGTTTTCTTTAAAACCTCGACATCGTCTACCAGATTCATCTTAAATGCCTCAAGGTACATATTATATTCTGCTACCCTGTTTGATGGCAAAGTTGAACCGGATATGATTCTCACATCATAATGCCCTATCGTGATGTCATTTTGTATGGCACTAATCTCCTGACTTTTATCATCATACATATTAACTGTATATTCAGTAATATCATTATTTGGTTGTATGATTCTAAACGTCTTTGCGTAAGTATAATGACCCTTAGCTAAGTTGTAAACATTACGACCTAGTCTAGTCAAACTTCCTTCTATATCCCTAAGCTTAGACTTACCACGAGTCTCACCCATTTCGGCAAGCATCGCAGTTCCTCTTACTGTCTCAGGAGCTCCCTCTCTAAAACCCTGCATTAGTTCAGGTATACCCATACTCAAATCTATATAATGTTCTATTCTACTTATTAAGTTATAGAACTCATTTGAGAGTGATTGTGGGGCAGGAAAGTGCGGAGCACCAAATTCAGGATTATAAGGTATTACTGCGTTGGGTTTTGCCCAGTCCTGTTCTAGCTGCCCCAAATCATCTACGCTCCCTTCTGGGACTAGTAACTTAAGTCCAGCAGAAGCCTGAGCGTGCGAGAGGGTGAGAGAGAAAAGCTTATTCAAAAGTCTTTGTGAATCTTTAACTTTAGATATATCAGACTTTGGATATGGTGTACCAGTCCATATATTAGGAACTGGAACAATAGGATATATATCTGTATTTAATATTTGTTCATACAGTAAAATGTCACCAGCAGTTGCTGTGACTTTAATTCTTGTTTGCACTACCTCTACTATTTCTATCATACCTGCTTTCATTAGTAGCTGTGCTTGTTCATTTTGTAAAAATCTTTCGTACTTATCTATATCTAATATAGATTCAGAACCATCTTGTTTATTAAATATACGATAAAAAGGTACTTTAACCTTAGTAAATCTTTCTAATATTCTATATTTATTAACTCTATTATACTCAGATTCGTATGTACTGTCAGGTGTAAAAGACTTAGAACTATTTCTCTTACCAGAAGATGGATAATCTTCTTCGTCATAATAAGACTCTAAGTCATCTATTACAGGTTCAACTTGAGGATACATATTAAGAAGTTGGTCTTCAGTAAGAATAGTAGATAAGATAATACCTGAAGCATCGTCAGCATATCTATTTCTAGATGCAGGGTCTATATAAACACGGAATGGGTCTACATATGTAATCTTAACTTCACCTCTTCCGTAGTCTGCTTCTGGGTCTATATAAGAATAAAAGTAACCCATACCTGCAGTAGCATAATCGTGTACAGCTTGTTTAAACTGAGTATCTCCATCAGATATATCCCATACATACTCTAGTAAAGTTCTCCAGACATTAGACATTCTACTATCTGAATCCTCTCTACCAACTGCACTATACTTAGGAGAACGAGAAGTAAGCAAAGACTTAAGCTTTTCGATTGCGGCATACACACGGTCTATAACAAAGTCACCTTGACCTACTGCACGTAGAGCATCTGACTCTTCTTGTGAATAATGATTACCTAAAAAGAAATCTACCGCATCACGAGCTTCTACATCCCAGTCAGCTCTTGCGTCTTTCCATTGTCTCCAAAGTTGTCTATTAACTTCAGAGTGTTTTACCTCGTTACTCTCTAACTCTCTTATACTAGAAATAGCTATACCTTTTTTTTAATGTTATAAATTTAACTAAAAAATATAAAAAATGCAAGTATTATTTATACCTTTTGACCTGTTATCCAAGAAATAGTTCTCTTTACTGTTTCAATCTTACGAGATTTAGTTTTATCTTGTTTAAACTCAGACGCTTCAAACCTTTTACTTAGAGGTGGTCTAGACTTATTTACAGCATACCACAGACCATCAAGTATATCATCATTCTTTCCTTTTGGAAACTGAAACATTTCATCAACTAATGTTGTATGCTTTCTTTTAATAAACATCTTACGTCTATTAACTAAAGGAGCTAATAAAGATTCAAGCCTATCTTCTTTTTTAATACCAGTTGGAGGTCTAACACCTAGTGCTACACCCGGAGCTACCTTTCTATCTGTGCCTGTCATCTTATTAACAGCGTCTTTAATAATACCTTGAGCACCTACGTGTTCAACGTTAACTCTTTTAACAGGAGAATACTCTTTTGCATAATTAAATATTTCATCTGGCATATCATATAAAGGTATATGCTCTCTCATATAGTCTATGACGTAAACATTTCTATCGCTATCTATACCTACTACCATAATTATTTGATAATCACTAGAAGCAGTAGACTCATACGCTAAATCAACGCCAAGATAAACATTAATGGGTACAGCTTCTTTACTATTAACCAAATAAGCATAACCGTTTTTACTTTCAAATTCGTGGTCATAATATTCTAACCTATCTGTTTTAAACTTAGCATTTTCTAAATCCCTAGCTTCATTTAAATATTCTTGTGCAAATTTATGAGATAAACCTACGTCTTCGAATCTTCTACGTATATCATCTAATTTTTCTTTAGAAAAGTATGAACTCCATAATACATTACCATCACTATCAATAGCTTTGTGATACATAACATCCCAAGCATACTTTCTTTTATCTCTTATAGCTTCTTGATAACCATCATATATACTTTGAAGAAATGAATCATAGTGTACAATAGTACCTATTAACCATACAGAACCCTCATTACCTGCTGAGTTTTCTAATGCTGGTTCAACTGTAGACATAACCCACTCTTTTATTTCCCTCCTTCTGTCTGGAGTCTTTGTATTTAGCTCAGATTCAAAGTCATCAAGTATAATTTTAGTATACCTAAGACCTAGTTGGGAACGACCACGTAGTCTTTGAGATGTACCCTTAGCTATAATTCTATCTCCTTTACTAGTAGTAAACTCTTTCTCTGTCCATTTACTACCTCTAAGGTCTCCAAAATAATAATTTAAAGCAGGATTCATTTCTATATGGTTTTGTATATACTTTATATGGTCTATAGCCTGTGATTGTTCTTCTGCTACCCAAGCTATAAATTCTTTTTTACCCTCTGGATTAAAGTAAAGATGATATAATAAAGCTGTCTTAGCTAACGTAGACTTACTATGACCCCTAGGTAATATAATACAATTTCTTTTTTTATCTGGGTCTAGTAGTAAATCACTTAGTTCATAGTGATATGGGGCAGGGGTAGACTTCATATAGTCTTCAGGTAGGAATAGTTGACCAAAGGAGACTACATCCTTTCTAGCCAACTCTAAGACTCGTTCCTTTTCAGAAACGTTGTTTTTATTTATGTTAAACGTATCAGCTTTTGGCATTTATCTGAAAACCAATCCTTACTAGGTACTTTTTGAAATACTCCTGTGTTCTGCAACATTAAAGTCCCTATGGTATACATCCAAGCTTCTATTTCTTCATCATCTTTTTTAGCTGTAACCTTTCTTCTTTCATATAATCCCATTCCAACACTTTCATAAACATCATAACCTGCTATATCTTGTTCATCTACATCTAATATTTCTACTACTAAACCAGTAGCATCTTCATTAGGCATAGCGGCAGGGTAGTTTCTATGACCGGGAAAGTATAAGTCATAACCATCTACTATCCAAGTATCTTTTTTCCCATCACGTAATGTGCCATATACAGCTAACTTATCTATCTTCATCGAATCTGTTCTTATAATCCCAAAAGTCTTTTACGTCTTCTATATATCCAGTATCAAACTTCTCACTATATATTTGATACTCATAGAAAAGTTCATATATCTCATTTGCTATGTACTCTCTTGACATACTATCTTTTAAGTCGTTATCGTTTTCACTAGCCTGCTCTAATACCTGTATGCATACTTCATATAGGTTCATTTTTCTTCCGTCCTTTCAGCTTTCGCTATTTGTTTTACGTTATTATTACCTATTGCATCTAATTGCTCCGGGGAAAAACCTTGGAACACAGTTACAGATTCTGATTTCTTTTCTGTATCTCTCATTCCTGCTATAGCAACAAGTTCTTTAAGTAGGGAAACTTTATCACTATCTCTAGAAGCATCAGACTCAATAATATCTTTCATCTTTTCTAGTATATAAAGAGGCGTTATATCAGCCTCACTCATAACCTTTGCTATTTCTTCTTTAATCAAACCTTGTACCCTTTTTGTATTCATTAAAATTTTAGCTTCTCTTTCTGCATAAATCCTATTATTTGTAGGGTAAGCAGATATAAAAGCGTCTGTTATGTTTTCACCTTTTGCAACATACTTAGCAAATAAAAACTCTTTAGATGTAGGCTTTACCCTATCTCTATTAATATCATACTTTGTTTTATCTTTACCAAATGTATATATATTACGTTTTATATCACCTTTCATCTCGTTAGATGGTTTACAAATGTAAGAACCTATAACAGTTCTAACGTAGTAATTGTAAATTTTATCAGTACCTGACGCTTTTAGTCCTCCTCTTTTTAATATCATACATACTTGACCATCGTCAGTAAGAACCCAGTCACCCTCTAAACCATTTCGCCAATTGGTTACTAAAGCCTTGTTAGGCATATAGTGTTTAAATTCCTTCTCATCTTGGAATAGAGGGTGTTCAACGCTCTTTATCTTTTTCTTTTTCATTTTGCCTTAAGTACCTTACCATCTACAGTACTTACTCCATTTACAATCTGATGAACTGTAACATTGAAGTTTTTATTGGGATGAAAATCAACAACAGCAAAAGCGTGTTGCCAATTGTGTTGTCTGTTCCCTAACCACTCGTTTGCCTCTGCACTCATATCTTTTAAACAACCGATAGACCAAGCAGACTTTACGCCATCTATATGAGTGACACTAGATTGTTGTATGTCGTGATGATGTCCATACATAACATTCCCACCGAGACGTATGAGATGATTACGAGTATGATGAACACCAGCGAAATGATGTCCGTGATAAAAGTTGAGCTTTCCGATTTTAAGCATCTTTCCAATCTTATGATACTTGTATCCTCTTTCTTTAAGCTTAAGAGCATTTGGGACAAGCATTTGCTTAGATAGGTATGGGTTTTCTTCACAAAACCTATTAAGCCAATCTTCGTGATTACCTTCAATGAAATGTCTCTCCTTTGTCCCTGCCTTATCCAAAGACTTATCAATTACATCCATACCTTTGTTTACAGCTTCTATCTCTTTTACAACAAAAGGTAGTTGATATTCTAATGGTGGTCTTTTCTTTTTCTTCCATTGCCAATGAGAAACTGATTCCCATTCTCCTGTGTCACCTAAATCAATATATATATCTGGCTTTACTAATTCAATAGCTTTACAAAGAACCTTTATAGCAGGCTTATCCTCAAAGGGAAAGTGCTTATCTGGTGTTACTATTGCTCTTTTCATTTATATAATCCCATTATTATTTTAATTACTATTGCTAGTACAAGTGCTTCTATTACAAAATACAAATTTAAAAACATTACTCCTAATGCTGTAAATATTCTCATTATAAACCTCTCATTTTTTCTACTGACTTACGTATCCGGTCATCAGCTATTCCCGGTATTACTATGGATTCAAAATAATCACAACCCTCTTCTACCTTACAGTCTTTCCCACTAAGCTTTGAATCTATAAAATAACCTAAACTGTTTTTCTTCTTAGAGAAAACGCATCCTATACACTTACCAGTATTCCAGTTTGCACAGTTTAGTTGAGCTATTGTTTTTATTCTATTCATAATCTCGCTATTAATATATAAATAAACTATATGTAGATGCAAGTATTATTTTATTTTTATATTATATTAATAAATTACTTGTAGAATTTGTTTTTTCTTATTAAATTATTAGGCGAACTAAGCCAAGAAACTAACTACTTAACTAAATAAAGAAAGAAATATATATACTAACGTATATATAAAGAAAGAAAAAGGAAATCAGATGAATGGCAAAGGAGATAAGAGTAGAATAAATGATATTAAACGTTATAAAGAAAATTACGATAGGATTTTTAATTCTAACCCCAGTAAGGACAAGTCAGATAGAAAACCTAGACAAGCTGTTCGAACAAGCAATATGGAAAGAAACAAAGGAAGTAACAGTAAAAGAGTATGAAGTAGAAAAGATTACTCATACAGCAGGAGTAAGAGGTAATGAAGCAGAGCACGAAACACTTAGTTACCTATATTATAGATTAAATAGTAAAACTAATGAAATACCTTCAAAACTGTTAGAATTATTACTAAGCGATACGAATACCCATTAAATAGATAATCTCTTGATTAAGAGGTAATATAGAGCCAAATAGAACTATTCTAGTATACAACTTATAAGTACAAACCAAAGATACTGAAAATTTTTACGAAATATTTTTAAAATCACTTGTATTGTTTGCTGATACGTTAGTAACTTACAGTAACAAAAAGGTTGAGAAAATGAAATTTACATTAAGAAATGTACCAGTAGACTGTGGAACTCAAGAAATATCTTATGAGAAAGATAATTCTCACTTTGATACTGATAGACACGCAATGGAAGAAGTTGTAAGAAATTGCTTTTATGCATTAAAAAGTCTTGGTTGGTCTAAAATAAGTATCATTCAAGTTTTTTTCTCTGAAATAATTTGGAACTTAGAAGATTTAGATGGGAAGAAAAAAGACATAGGCTTAGAAAAAGCATATACTGAACCACAAAAACTATGTAAAGAGTTATTTACACTATACGGAAATTACTTTACAAGGAAAGATAAATGAAAACTAGACTACAAAAAGCACTAGACAACGATTATAGTGAAGATACTATCTACGATAACATAAACAAATCTATTGAATTAGCCCACGGAATAGACGTATATGACGTTATCGACCCTACAGGTAGAACTTTACACACTTTAGCTGAAATTGTAGGAAGACTACAAAATGCTGATACTTTAGAAATAATGGACGCAGGATACAATATAGACGAAAGTAGAGGATTTAAAGCGTAATACCCACCTATGTTCTAAAAAAATACACAAAAATTGTGTGTGACTCTTGTTTTATGTAGTACCCCCCCGCCAAATCTCGTTTGAAATTCTACTTGTTGGTTGAAAATTCGAATTATGATTCGAAAGTTCGAACTAGTATTCGAAAACTAGACCAAGCATTTTAAAACTCAAACGCTCATAACGCTCACAAAATATTTATTGCGAATGCGTCTCAATAGCAAAAGGTAATGAGTCTCAATAACGTTTAAGTAATTGCGAACTAGTCTCAATATCAGAACGTATATCTTATTGATAATGATTCTCAATTTCACTTTAAATTTAACTTATACAAAACTTTTTTCAATATTCCTAATGTTTTTTTTCATTTATTAAATTTCTTAACATATGTTAATTAATTATTATTTTCTTGTTTTTATGATTTATTTATTGTTAGATTTGACCTATGGACAGAGTCAAAACAGAAAACAAAAAAATCGCTCAAAACGCTCATAGCGTAGAGAGTGGCTCTGTTACTAACGTTATGAGTGTAGAGAGCTTCATTAAAGAAGGTAGATACACTATGAAAAAAACAATAATAACACAAGAACACGCAAACGACTTAAACAAGAAATTTAATCTCCCTATGGAGACAATTTTAAGAGAGTACGAAATAAAAGTACCTTACGTTCCCGGAGGTAAAGGAATGAGTGTTCTAGAAGCTATTAAAAATAGAGATAAAAAACTAATAGACCTTAATTTTGATGTAGTTGATTTTATTTCTAATGTAGAGAAAGAAACAGACGACAAATTAAGTAATTTTTCTGAATTAATAGAGGAATTAACTATAGGTCAAAAGTTAAATCTACTCAAAAACTTAGTAGCTGGTTTAAATGAGAGCGATGAATTTAAGAGAGAGACAAAAGAACTCTATCCGGCTTTAAAAGAGGGCTTAAAAGTAGAGTTTAATTGGAAAGATAAGAGCAAAATCAACCAGATAAAATAAAGAGAGAGAGTAAAACAATAGAGGGTTATCCATAGAGAGGTAACCCTCTAGAGATAAAAAAATCTGTATAGTAACTTGGTATCTATTAAGATAATTCGTAGACACCAATTTAATAGATAGATAAACAGTAGAATGATAAACAGTAGAGGTAAAAATGAGTAGAGAAAATATCATAGTAGATATGCAGTCTCCTACTCCATTCGATAGCTACAGATTCAAGAGAGAGAATCTTATAGAGATACTTATTCGTAGAGGTAAAAATAATATAGGATATATCTTAGAGATGAAAAAGAATGGAGAGAGTGCTGTTTCTATAGAGAGTAAATCAGTTCTACAGAATTGGACTCTAATAGAAATGATTAGAGAACAGGCATATAGAGACAATAACCAAGTAGACGTGCATAATACCTATAAGAATACTTCATATAGACGAATAACTCTAGCTACTACATTGGATGGTAGAGAGAGAGGTGAAGCTATAGAGAAACAAGCTAATAGAGATAGAAATATTCGTAGAAGAATGGTAGTAGAGACACCAGTCAATAGAAAGGCTAAGAAGTACAATCCTAGGATTCTACGACCAATACTTAGAGAAGAGAAAACATGGTAGAGATACCACATAGTAGAGAATAAAAGGAGTAGAGTATGTTTTATAGTACAATATTAAAAGAGATTAGAGACTATTTCTCTCATAACCCTAAAGATAGTAGAGTAGCATTAGTTCTACTAAATCAAGAGCAGTACAATAAACTTGTAGAGGGAGAGGTAATAGAGGACTTAGACGAAAGTAGTATTATAGAGACTGTAGATAAAGAAATTCTAGAGCCTGCAGGATACTAGAGCAACATTTCAATAGAAATAAAAGCTCGTAGTGTAGCTCGGAAGCCTTGTATGGTATGTACTAGAGTTCGATTCTCTAGCAAGGCTCTATAGATAAAAAGTAATAGGAGTTAGTAAATGTGTAGAGTAAGTAGTGAAGAATATAATAAAAGGTTTCTAGATATATTTGGAGTAGAGAAAAGCGACCTTACACAAAAAGAAGTAGAGGAATATAGTCTAAAGTGGTTTATAGTATACTACTTAGAAGAGAACTTTGGGAAGTACTACACCTATAAACCTAGAGAGTTTAAAAACTCTACTGAAATTCTAGTACGAGGTTCTGCTCTTACTATGTATAATACTAGAGAGAAGATGCTAGAGTTCAAAGAGTATAGAGGTAAGGTGTATTGGAGAGCAGGATAATACTACAAAGGAGTAATAGAATGGGAAAGATAGAGAGTAAAATAGTAGAGATACTAGAGGATATACTCGAAAGAGTAGAGAGTTTTGGAGAGTTTGTATTGTTAGTAGGTAGTATTTACGTAGCAATATATTTCGTAGGGTATGCTATTAGAGGCTGTTTCTAAGTAGAGAAATACTTGAAAATAGTTCTTGACATTATCCCTATTATTTTGTAAGTTAATGGTACGCCAGAGTACGATATATAAGTATTTTGTCGTAGAGAAAAAAACTAATAGAGAGGTTATTATGAGAGAAATAATACATCATCTACTAGGCTCTTGTGGAGAGCATCATTTCAGTCTACTGACTATATTGTCTAGTGGATTTGTTGTAATCTACAAAGATTATATTCTATGTATAATCAAGGAGGCTAGAGATGTTCTATTCAAATGAAGTCTACTTAACTAACTTTAGTCACGCTAGGAAAGTAGAGAAAGGTTATAGGTTTACAAGTGATTCCATAGATGATATTCTAATAGACGATAGCCGTATAATAGATAAAGAATTTATTCTATCTACTCTACCTACTATAAAATCTAGACTATTTAAATTAGTAGATGTGTTAGATGTAGAGATGGATGATGGTGAATCTACTAATTACATAGAGAGTAGACCTAATGTAGTACTTGAAGGTATCTATAATAATACAACTTTAGTAACTAGAGTCAGAGATATACTATTCTGTAGTAGAGATGCTAAGAACAGGTTGCCTACTATTAGAGGTTATGCTAAAATGTCTACGTTGGTAACTCTACCTTGGAGTATGGAGAGTGATTTAATAAGTAGAGCAGATTCTTCATACTATATTTCAGAAGAATATATAAGTCGGAGAGAAACCTCTAGAGAGGTTAGTTGTTATACGTCTTGGGCTTATACTAATAAAATTTGGAAGCGTGGTAAATTTGTAGATAGACTTGACAGTAGAATATCTATGCCTAATAGGTTCTATTTAGATGAGAGAGTACAGAAAGTTCTAGTATTGACTTATGAGCAAATAATAACGAGGCGTAGTGTATCTTACAGTAGATGTTATTACTGTAGAAAAGTAGAATATAGAGGTATGCGTAACGTAGGTGAAATTAGTTTTGTATGTGATACTTGTACTACAGAGGTAGAAATTCCTTGTGGAGTTTGTCTAGGTACTGAGATTATTGGTGCTATAAAACATAGAAATCAATGTAGAGAGAAGCTCAAGAGTATATGTAAAGATATGGGCGTAGAGTTCTTACATAGTAGTTGTACTAATTATATGTATAAAGAGTGTGGCAAGTGTAAAAAGATAGACAGAGCAGATTTAGTCTATGTACATTCAATAGAGAGTCTTTCCTCTAGGATAGAAAAGTTGAGAGAACTTTCTGAAGACTATTTTGATTTAGACGGACGTAGATACTGTAGTAGTTGTGCTAACCTACACCTAAATCATAGATTATATAGTCCCTACAGAAGCAGGTCTCTACCTACTGTAATACATATAGACAAGGTTTACACTAGACATACTGGTATAGAGAGCGAGGTTATTACTAATTATAATGATAGTGACGAGTACGCAGATTGTGAGATTATACCTAGTCAGTTTGAAGTAGTAGGTGATGGCTCTCTATCAGAAGGTGGAGTAGAGTATAGAACTGCTAGACCGTTAGTTGGCTCTGAGGTATGTAACGCCTTATCAGACTTAGAGAAAGCACATAGGAGACACGATAATTGGGTAGATGAAAGTTGTGGTATACATATACATATGAATGCTATAGACTTTGGATTTAGAGAGATTAAAAACCTATTAATGTTGTCTAGTTCTATACAAGATACTATCTACGAATCCTTACCTAGTGATAGAAGGGAGAATACTTATGCTAGGAGAATAACAATGACACCTACACAAATTTCAGAGATAGAAGACTTGCCTACTCTAATAAGTAAGTACTACAATATGACTGGAGGTGTCTACAATCTAGGGAGATACAATGAGGGTAGATACATAGGCACAAATCTACACGCTAGATTCTTCTTAGGTACTATAGAGTTTAGGTATCACGAGGGACAAATTTACTCTCCACCTATTAGAAGTTGGATAAAGTTTCTCAATAGACTAATGGATACCTCTAAAGATTTACATAGAAATAAAAAATTGTATCAGCAGGTACTTTCTAGTACTAGTAATGCTATGGATATTATAGATAGTATTGGTGGTAGAGAGAGTACAGAATACATAGAGAAGAGAATAAACATAAACAAATAAGGAGACTACATATATGTGTGGTATATTCGGGTTCGCTAAGACTAGTGGACATCAAACAGAAAATCAGCTAGAGACACTAAAGAGTGTACTGACAGAACTAGCAGACGAGTCCTCTATCAGAGGTACAGATAGTACAGGAATGTCTATCATACAACCTGATAGTAGACAGACTTACAAGACTCTACTTGATTCGTCTACTCTAGTAACTACAGGAGATTGGGACGAGCTTCTAGATAGTATCAATATAGATACTACTATTGCTATAGGTCACGTTAGACTAGCTACTCACGGAGTAATAAAAACTCGTAACGCTCATCCTTTTACTGTAGGTGATGTAGTAGGTGCTCACAATGGTATAATACATAACTACAATAAGGTAGCAAAGTCTCTAGGAAAGAGTGTAGAGGTAGACTCTCAAGTCATCTTCGCATCTCTTAATAGAAATAAGATGAAGAACGCATTCGAGGATATAGACGGAGACTTCGCTATAACTTGGATAAAAGAGAGTAATAGAAAGATACACTTAGCTAGAGAGTCTGGTAGACCTATGTACGTAGCCTATTGGAAGAAAGCTAGGATACTTCTATGGGCATCTACTAAAGATATATTAGATGTATCTATGACTAAAGCTGGTCTAAGGCTACCTACTAGTAAAGTAGCAGAGGACTACATACATACCTATGATACAGATAATTTCTCTACAAAGGCTAATCCAGAGAAAGAATCGTTTCATACTATGAGTCAATGGAATAAGGTAAATACCTACTACGGTGGCTACGGATGGGGTGGTGGTTCTACAGATTATACAACCTGTGATATGAACCCAAGTCCTGCGAGTAAATCTCTAATGTCAAGTAATCATAGGGAGATGTGCTACTACTGTTACGAGTTCGTAAACAGCGATGAAATAGCAGTAATAAATAATCAGAATATATGTATAGATTGTGAGTACTCAATAGATGTACCATCCTATACTAAACTAGACAAGGAGGATGATAATGACAGAGTACCATTCTAAGAAGAAGGTAATACTTATAGGATTACCTAACCCTATCAAGCTAAAGTCTAAGAAGTATATCATAGAGACTTTATATGATAGAGCTAAAAAGAATCCTTTCCTAAATCAACACTCTTACGAAGAATATCTAGAGTTTTTACAAGAGCAGATTGCTACTCTAGGTAATATAGAAATAGAAGATAGTGACATAGAGATAGAGACTCGTATATTCGATGCTCTAAAGAAAATGGATTGGATTAAAGTTGTTAATGCTTTTGTACTAGGGATTATTACTACTAACATAGGAGTGTAGTATGGAAACAACAAGAGAGGAAGAGCTAATCTGTAGTATTTGTGAGGAGAGTACAAGTACTATTATAAATCATCATCTATGTTATGATTGCTACTATGAACGGTATTGCGAGTGTGAATCTTGCAGTACTGAGGTTCTCTTAGAGGACATATTAACTTCATCTAATGGTACTTACTATTGTAGCGATTGCTACTATGAAAATTACACTCATTGTTATGATTGCGAATATGAGATGCATAGAGATGATGCACATTGGTATGGTGATGAGCCGTACTGTGAGGAATGTGAGCCTTGTGGTTTATCTATATGTGTGGATAGAATAGAGAATGCAGAGCCTCCTAGCAGGTCTAGGGTAGCAGAAACATTTGACTACTTAAATGTTAAGAGGTTAGTAGGCATAGAATCTGAATGTGTATACCCTGTTCAAGATAGTATGTACTATCCTAAGAATTGGGCTCATACTTATGATGGCTCTATAAGTCCACCGTCAGAGTATGAAGGAATAGAGATGGTAAGCTCTCCTTCAAGTGGGGATATACTACAACAACAGATAAGAGATTTGTCGGATTGGGCAAGAGAACACGATGCAACAGTAAATTCTAGTTGTGGATTACATATACACTTTGACTCTACTGACTTAACCTATAGGCAGGTTACTCATATAGCAATAGTGTATAGAGAGTTTGAACCATACTTAAAATCTATGATGCCTCCCTCTAGACAAGACTCCAGATGGTGTAAAGAGTTTCCATTAAGTACAGACGACCTATTAAGAGTAGATAGCGAAGAAGATTTAATAGAAATCTACTATGAGAGTATGGACTCTATTCCTAGTGCAGATAAGTATAATGACGCTAGATACTGTGGTTTTAATATACACTCTAGATACTTTCACGGTAGCTTAGAGTTTAGACTACACTCTGGAACTACTAACTTTACTAAGATACGTAATTGGATTCGTATACTAAATGCAATTATAGAAAAAGGTATAGAGTTAGAGAGTAGTAAAAAACATATAGATAAGTTTCTAGGAGATGACATAAGATATACATTTAAGAAAGTACTAGGTGATGAACTTTACGATTACTTTCTTAAGAGACAGTATAAGTTTTTATAATATAAACAAGGAGAAGTACAATGAAAAAAGTAATAAACCTACAATTAAATGTAGACAATAACACAGAGAGAGACCATAGGATTCTACAAGAAGGTGTAACTCTAGAAAGTTTTATAGAGTATATTATATCTAATGAGTTAGAAGATTATGGTATTGCAGTATCTTCTATAACATCAGATGTAGAAAACTTAGAAGAAGAGTTGGTGTATATAGATTCACAATCTGAACTATCGAGCTTTCCAAGTTTTAAAGGAGAAAGAGAGGAGGTGAAAGAGAGATGGGTAAAGTAAAATCATTACTATTAGACTATGAACACTTAGATGAAGAGGCTAGGTTTAGAGAGGTTAGAAACTTTTTGTCTATAAAGACAGAAAATACTTGCACAAGTAATAAATGTTGTGTAACTTCTAAGCACAAAGAAGCTAAGAAGAGGAAGAAGAGATGTCATTAATTGGATTTAGATACCCTGACGGAGATACAATATCACTAGAGGATGTAGCTAATAATAAAGTAGACTTAGGTAGAATGGGTGTTACTCTACCTACATTACTAGAGATGTCTAAGCAGAGACCTTCTGATAGGATGCCTTCTACTACAGAGTTATTAAGCGGTACTTGTCAGGCATATCTACAAAGAACAACAGATTACTTTGAGTCTCCAGACTCACAAGCATTCTCTATAGCAGGTACAAGACATCACGACTTACTAGAAAAGTCAGCACTAGATAACTCTAGTCAGATGACAGAGATTGAACTAGAGTATGATGGTATAACAGGAACTGCAGACTTGTATGATGTAGAGAGAAAGATGTTAGTAGATTATAAAATGTCTGGCTCATATAAGATAGCTAAGGCTTTAGGTGTACAAGTAAGACATTCCTTTCATCCTACTGAAGTATATAAGACTAGTGGTAGACACGGGAAGAAGGGTACACCTAGAAGAGTAAAAGAGTTTTATATAGATAAAGATAAAGCAGACCTAGAAGATTGGGGATGGCAGTTAAACTTCTACAGATACTTACTAGAAAAACAAAAAGGTCTGGAAGTAAACAGTATGTATATACAAGCTACAGTTAGAGATGGTGGATTACAAGTAGCAACTAGCAGAGGTATTGATAGAAATATATATATGATAGAAGTTCCCTTTATAGATAATGAGCACTTGGAATATAAGTTCTATAAAAAGAAAGATGAACTACTTAAAGCATTAGAGAGTAAGACACTCCCTAGTAAGTGTACAGATAGTGAGACTTGGGATGGTATTAAGTGTAAGTCTTATTGTTCTGTAAGAGATGTTTGTCCATACGTAAATTAAGGAGGTGTAATGACTAAAGATAGTGTAGATAAATGTAGAACGTGGGCAATAAAAGAAGTTAGGGATGGCTCTGATTGGTGGATGATAAGAGGTGGTGCTTTCTCTAATAAAGTAAATAACAAATACCCAAAGAGATTATTTAAAGAGAGAAGAGATGCAGAGTTATTCTCTAATAATTTAAATAGAGAAGGTAATTGGAAAACAGAGATAGTAGAGGTTTGGCATTTTGGAAAAGACAAAAATACTAAATAAGATAGATGACATAGAGAATAGAGTTATAGAAATGGAGATGGCTCTGATGCACTTGATGGTAGTTGTAGCAAATCAAGAAGAAGAACTGCCAGAGTTTAAGAAGTCGTTAGAGAGAGCTAAAGAGCTAACAGATGATGACTCTATAATTAGTGGTATGCTATCTTCTAATAAAGCAGAGGCTTAGATGTCTAAAGATAATAAACATATAATTTCTCTCATAGAAGAAAGGTTAGAGAAAGGTAAGAGAGAATACAATGAAGAGCTAGATGTACACGATGGTAGAGATTGGATGAAAGAGACGTTGGAAGAGTTACTTGATGCGTGTGTATATCTATCAGCTCAAATAATAAAGATAAAAGAAAGGAGTGTTGATGAGTAATGAGGTACAAGTAGTAGAGAGTCCTACAGAGATAACTACTGACCTAGGATTTGATGTTATAAGGGACTTACATAATACTGTATCTAATGTAGATACACCAAAGTCTTTTGTAAAGAATAAGATGGGTACAGATTATGTAGAGTATTCTTATATGCGTTCAGTTGCAGATAAGTACTATCCGGGTTGGTCTTGGACTATAATTAATACAGACAACTTAGGTAGTGAAGCATTTATGGTACACGGTAGATTGAAATGGTTTGAGGGTGGTATATGGAGAGAAGGTGATATGACAGCGGCTCATAGAATAATGCAGAAGAGAGATGGTAGTGGGTTTGTAGATGTGGGTAATGATATTAAATCAGCTAATACAGATTGTATAAAGAAGGCTTTTAATATGTACCTAAACATAGCAGATGATGTGTATCGTAATAGAGTAGAAGACACTTCGTTAAGTGAGGAAGATAAAGAGTCTTTGATAGCAGAGATGGAAGGCTTAGACGAAGAGTGGAAAGCAAAAATATCTAGCTCAATAGAGAATGGTGACGTAGAGAAGCGAGATATGAGTAAAGTAATAAGTAGAATAAATCAACTAAAAGAGGAAACAATAAATGAGTAATTCAATAGATGAAGTATTAGGTGGTGTTATGGGTGGTGAATCATACTATGACCCAGCACTAGATAAACCTAATGTAATGATTCCAGAAGGTGAGTACTATGCTCACGTAAAGGAATTTACTATGAAAGAAGATGTCGTTATACGAGGTAAGTATATGGCTGACATCTACAATCTAACATTTAAGTTAGCCGCTGAGAACTCTGATAAACAATTCGGAGAACATAGTGGGAACTTATTCGTAGGTAAAACAGTAAGGTCTAAAGGTTTCTTTAGGTTTAAGAACCCTAATAGTCCTAATCTAGAGCCTAACTCTGGAGGTAATAGAGAGTTCAAAGAGGTTTTAGAATCATTAGGTATATCTCCTGAAGAGAAAGAAGTAGATGGTAAGAAAGTGTTCGCACTACCTACATTAACTCCTACAAACTCAGAGGGTAAACCTGCAATCATAAGAGTAAAGCACGAGAGCTGGACAAATAGAGATGGAGAAGATATGGTAAGTCCTAAAGCGTTCAATGTTTTCTCTTGGAAGAATGGTAAAGTAGATGTAGATGACCTACCATTCTAAATGAAAGTAACTAATAACGAATACGAAGTAATCATTAGGTCTCTAAACGTATTGATTCATTATCATAAAGACTCAGACTTGTATGTAAAAGACGCTAAGGCTTTGAAAGATAAGCTTAAGAAAGAGTACAATAGGATAGCAGAGATTAATATAGCAGAAGGTATGACGACAGACGAAGAAGAGTTATATCCTAGTAGAGTCTATGATGAATACGGTGGAGTACCTAATGACAATAGCAAAGTGGAATGAGATACAGAATGTTTTTGTAGATGCGTTTGGATGGAAAAGAGGTATAGAGTTAATGCTCGATTCTGTGTATGAAATAAAAAAAAGTAAACACGTTTACGAACTTAATGTACAAGAAGATAATCAAATAACAAAAGCCTTGAGAAAGGTTTATAATAAGGAAATAAAATGGCAAGAAAAAGAAAAAGTCAAGTAGTAAAAGTAATGAACTTCTTAAATACAGGTAAGAACCTAACAGCTAAGTCAGCTATCAGTAGATTTGGTGTCTATAGATTAGCCGCAATTATACACGTACTGCGTACTACGTTTAGTATGGATATAACTACTAGCATAAATAAAAAGGGGTTTGCTACATATAGTCTGACAACTAAGTAAGCCTAATGGTTTTGAGGGTGTACCATTAAACACCCTCTTAACTTTAAACAAGGAGAGACTATGTTAGAATATACTATGGTAGAAATATTACAAACGCAAGAGTTTGATACTATTATACAAACTTTATATGGAGTTGCTCTATGGGCGTTCATTACTATAAGGTTAAATAGAATAGAAAATAATCTTTAAATAACTAGAGACTTGGGGAGCTTAATTAAAACAATAACCTCTTATCCTGTAAACAGAATAAAATAAGTAAGCAGGGAGTGTTTCTTATATTTGTACTAGAATATAGTGTTGTGTTTAAATTAATGGGTTGGCACTCAGCTCCCCTCTCTCTATAAAGGAATCTATGAAAAGAAAAAATAAAATAACTAATAGAGAAGTAATAAAACAACTAGATGTTTTAACAAAGATAGCTTTATCTAATAAATCATCGTTAACAATACTTAGTGATTTTCTATATAACTACTTAGAGATGAAAGGAGATACAGAAAAGTATACTAAGTTTATGGAGGAGAAGATAGATGACATTCTTACAGAAGGCAAGCAAGGGACTGATAAAGTTTCTGGAGAGTCCATTCCCAAAGAAGAGAAAGAAGAGAAGGAGTAGACGTGCCATCAAAAAGCAAAGCAAAAGGTAATCGTTACGAGAGAGAGTGTGTTAATAAAGCTCTTGAGTTTGGATTAGATTCAAAGAGAGCGTGGGGTTCTGATGGTAGGTCTTTAGGATTACACGCTGAAGTAGATATGGTAATAGAAGAATTTACAGTACAATGTAAAGTAAGAAAAAGGATAGCAGAATGGTTGAAACCTTCGGAGGAAATAGAGGGATTACACCTTCAATTAGTAAAAGAGTCAAGAGGCAAGTCGTACGTTATAATAGAGATGACAATATTTCTAACATTAATATCTCTGATAAAAGAAGTTACGGGGAGTACGAAGATATTTCAAAAGCTAAAGTCGCTGATTTAGTTTACTATTTAGGAGAAGATTGGATAGATTGGAAGTGTGTAGATGTTGCAAGTGGTAGTACAGAAATATACAGGAAGTTTAAAGGCAAGAAGATTAAAGAAGTTAGTACTTCAGAAGTTTATAAATGTCTTAAGTGTAAGAGACCTTATGAAACTAGAAGTATGGATTCTGCAGGTAAAGTTGTAGGAGATAAGTATTTAAATCCTACTATATTTAATAACGTACCATTAAATAAAAAGGATTGTGATTCCTGTGGCTAAGTGTCCATTATGTAAAGGCACAATAAACAAGAAAGATGTTTCATTGAGTTTAGAGAGATTAAGATTAGCTAGGTCTCCTAGAGTTTTAGAGGTTGTGGATAAAATAGTTTCCAATCTCTCTACTCATTGGAATATACAAGATGTAGATATTTGTGGCTTACTTACAGAAATACAAGGCATAGATGATAACATTGTTATTGAATCTATAAATAAGTTTGCAAAGAAAAGTGGTATAGATAAAGGTTATGGTATAAGGTATTTATCTGCTGTAATAAAAAACGAGAACAAGAGTTACTTACTACGGCAAGAGTATGAGAGAAAGAACCTAGATAGGATACCACCAAAATTAAAGGATTAATATGAATAGTGTTGAATTAGAGAAAGCATTGTTAGGATGCTTAATACAGGATAGTGAGTATATAGACCCTGTTAAACAATGGATACCGGATGATGACTTCTTCTACTCATCGTTCAATCAAAAGGTTTGGAAAGCATTAGACAAGCTACACTCCAGAGGTATTGATATAGATTTAAATACAGTATGTGAAGAGGTTGGTTCTTCTAAGGATGGTTATCATTCTATGTATGAGATTAGTGGGTTCTTAGAAAAGGTTACCTCGCCATCAAAAGCTAATACATATGCAAAGAGATTACACTCTTATTATCTAAGAAGAA